TGATTCAGACAACGGGAATGTATATTCATTCTCAGACTATGACGATGAGCTACCAAGCTTATCTGAAGGTCTCAACTTCATATCCAAGGCTGATATCGTCTTTGGTCATAACATTATTGGCTATGACTTGGTAGTACTAGACTATATCCTTGGATTCAAACTACCTGAAACAGTTAAGGTAGTAGACACATGGATCCTGTCTCAACTAAACCAGTATAAGCGTGAGCATAAGCATGGTCTAGAGGGATGGGGTGCTAAACTAAACTATCCTAAGCTTGACTTCACTGAGTTCGATAAGTACAGTAAAGAAATGCTTACATACTGTATCCGAGATGTTGAACTCAACGTTAAGGTATACAAGGTATTAGCTGAAGAAGCTACTAACCTGATTCGTAAATACCCTTTGTACAAGAAAGGTATCGAGGTTGAAACAGAGTTTGCCAAGATCGAAGCAGACATCAGAGCTAAGGGCTGGATGTTTGATATGGCTAAAGCTCAGACACTCTTAACAGAGATCAACAACAAGTTAGATGCTATTGAGATGGTACTTGAACCTAAGATTGGAATGAGGTGTATCAAGACAGATGGAAAAGACGAATTCAAAGAACCCGCATGGCGAAAAGACGGGTGCTATACAGTCGCCACTGTTAAACACTTTAATCTACCGCAAGAGTCGGGAAGAACTGAAAGACCTATTGAAGGAGCCTACTGTAGAATCTCCTTTGAACAAGGTAAAGTCGGATCAATCGAAGTAGTTAAAGACTGGTTGTACTCTATTGGATGGGTACCTGACGAATGGAACGTGGAGAAAATCAATGGTAAGTTTGTTAACAAGTCACCTAAGATTACCGAATCTTCTCTTGAGAAGCTTGGTCCTGATGCTATGCTTGTCAGTGAATACTATACTATTAGGAGCCGTAAAGGTATTCTTGAGGGTTGGATCAATGAAGTTAAAAACAGTAAAGACAATCGTTTACATGGTCGCATGTGGACTATTGGTACACCTACTTTTAGGTGCCGCCATGAAGTCGTTGCTAATCTCCCTTCTGTTGACTCTGTATATGGGAAAGAGATGCGAAGCCTTCTTATATCCGAAGCAGGAACAACCATTGTCGGTGCTGACTCGGCTGGAAATCAGATGCGTGGTCTTTGCCATTACATACGTAACGATGAATTCACTAATGAGGTAATCAATGGAGATGTTCACCAACGAAATGCAGATGCTCTTGGAACTAGCCGCAAGCTTGCTAAGCCTTTTCTTTATGCTTTCCTGTTCGGGGGTGGTGATGGTAAGCTTGGTCTCATACTTACGGGTAAGACGGATGCGAAGACGGGTAGAACTGCTAAAGAAAAGTTTGAGAACTCAATCCCAGGATTAAAGGAACTTAAAGATAACCTGTCAAGTCTATTTGATAAGACAGCTAATACATTTGGTAAGGATAAAGCTTTCATCAGAGGTATCGATGGTCGTATGGTATTTGTAAGCTCTCAGCATCAAGTACTAAACTACCTACTACAGACTGCTGAAGGTGTCAGCTGCAAAGCGGCAGCAGTATATCTAAGAGACAAACTAAAAGAACGTAACATCCCACACTACTTTGTTCTACACTATCATGATGAAGTTGCTGTTGTAACTAAAGATGAGTATGCAGAAGAAGTAGCAGAGCTATCTATCGAAGCATTCACTGAAGCACCTAAGTGGTTTGGTATCGAGTGCATGGGTGGTGATGCACATACAGGTAAAACATATGCAGAGGTACACTGATGATTGAATCAGATGATCAATTCGACATAGCAATTATAGATGCAGATAGTATTCTGTATCAGATTGCTTACATGCAACCCTCTCCAGCGTTATGTCGTAAAGCTCTTGACGACAAGTTAAAAGAGATTATGACTAACACTGGGGCTATTGCTGGTGCTGTCTTTATTAAAGGTAAAGACAACTTTAGGTATCAAGTAGATGCCGCCTATAAAGGTAATAGGAAAGATAATATAGAACCTGAAGTTAAGGATCGTATTGAAGACCTATATGAGTACTGTAAAGAGTTTAGTATACAGTCTGATGGTGGTGAAGCAGATGACTACTGTGGTATTGCCGCTGACTTAGCAATAGGTGACAACAAACGTTATATTGTATGCCATATAGATAAAGACCTTGACTGTATTCCTGGGTGGCACTATAACTTTCGTAAGGATACGTTATATTATGTTGAACCAGAAGAAGGTTATCGATTTCTTATGATGCAGATCTTAACAGGAGATGCAACAGATAATATCCAAGGCTTAAGAGGTGTTGGACCAAAGACAGCTGAAAAGCTTATCAATGGTGTACCTAATAACCTCTTGTGGTCAAGGGTTATTGACATCTGGAAAGAAAAATGTGGTGATAATTGGGAACCTTTCTTTTTGAAATGTGCTAACTGCATATACATCAGAGAGATTGATGAAGACCTTAAGCCACTATCATTTGAAGAACTAAAGGAAAGATTATCATGGAAGATTACGGACACTGGATTGCCCTCACAGAGCGACCAGCCAACGCCTTCGGATTCATCTATGCAGTCTTTGGACCAACTGGAAGACAATACATCGGAAGAAAGCAACTCATAAGTGAAACATCCAGACTACCTACAGGAGCTAAGCGCAGAGTTAAGACTCGAAGAGAGTCTGATTGGAGAACTTACAGATCCTCATGCAGAGAACTACTTGATGATATTGAGTTATACGGAGCTGAAACATTTACTTTTGTTATATATGACTGGGTATACGGAAGAGGGATGCTTACGTATAGGGAAGTCCAAGAGCAATGGTCGTGTGAAGTCCTTTCAAGAGATGAAACAGCTGATGGAGAACGTCTCTGGTACAATGGAAACATCGGTGCAGTAAAGTTTTTAAAACCTAAATCATGAAGAAGAATAAACCTATTAAACCACTTGAAAAAGAAATCCCTTCATTAAAAGATGATTTCAAGAATCAATTCAAACGTAAGAAAGAAACCCAACAAGAAGCTAAAGATCGAAGAGAACGTATTAGAGAGTATAAAGACAACAGAGACTGGAACTAATATATGTCAAGGTGGATTCATACCGCTTGCCCTAAGTGCAGCTCATCAGATGCTTTTTCTTATAAAGAAGATGATGAGTTTGGATACTGCTTTTCATGCTGTAAATCAGCACCAACAGACCCTAACTTTAAACCAACAGTTTATCACAAAGAAAACTACGATATGCACACAATAGAGGAGATCAAAGAGTATGACACAAGAGGCTTCCAAGAAAGAGGTATCACAAAACCCGTATCAGCTCACTACGGTGTTAAGGTTTCGTATGCTGAGGATGGTACTATCAGTAGCCATTTTTATCCATATACTAAAGACAATAGTGTTGTTGCCTATAAAGAGCGTAAACTACCTAAGACCTTTATTATTCACGGTGAGTTTAAAGGTGTACAGTTATTCGGTCAGAATGTTTCAACGGGTGGTAAGCGCATTATCATCACGGAAGGAGAGCTAGACGCATTGGCTGTGGCTCAAGCTCAACATGATAAGTATGGTAGGTTCTACCCAGTAGTAGCATTACCCTCTGCATCTGCTACATCAATGATCCTTGAACAACGTGAATGGTTACGTAACTTCGATGAAGTCGTATTGATGTTCGATCAAGATGATGCAGGAAAGAAAGCTACAGATCAAGCCGCTAAGATCATTGGCTATGATAAGGTTAAGGTAGCATCATTACCTGAGAAAGATCCTTGTGATGTACTGATTAAGCATGGTTCAGCTATGCTAATGAACTGTATCTTTGATGCACGTACATTCAGTCCAGCAGGTGTTGTTAAGGGTGAGGCTATCTGGGAACAGTTCATGCGTAAGAAAGAAACTAATTCTTTGCCTTACCCTGAATGTTTGAAAACTCTCAACGACAAACTGCATGGTCTTCGCTTAGGTGAGATTGTATTGTTCACATCAGGCACAGGCTCAGGTAAGAGTACAGTCATTAAAGAGATTGTACTTGAGATCCTAGCCAAGACAACTGATATGATCGGTATGGTGTCACTCGAAGAATCCATTGGTGACTCTGCTGAGAAGTTTATTGGTATGCAGTTACGTAAGAACCTTACTACAAACAAAGTAACTGAGGAAGATATGTATGCAGCTCACCAACAAGTCTTTGGTGATGAACGTTTAGTACTGCTTGATCACCAAGGATCTGTAGGTGATGAGTCACTTATAGACAAGCTTGAACACTTAGCCTTGATGGGTTGTAAGTATATTATCCTTGACCACATCACTATTGCTGTGTCTGAAGGTGCTAAAGGTCGTACAGGTAATGAGGCAGTTGACTCAGTCATGAGTGACTTACTTAAGATCTGTAAGAAACATAATGTCTGGTTAGGTGTTGTGTCTCACCTACGTAAAGGTGAAAAGCCTTTTGAAGAAGGTCACTTGCCAACTATTGATGACATCAAAGGCTCAGGCTCTATTAAACAAATCTCTTTTGACATCATTGCTTTTGCTCGCAACATGATTGCTGAGACAGAACAGATGCGTAACACAATTAAGCTTCGTGTATTGAAGTCTCGATTCACGGGTATGACAGGTGACTGCGGTAATACTAGGTATGACGCTGACACTGGTCGCTTAATGCAAACCACTTTTGTTGACTTTGAATAAATGAATCCATTAAATTATCTTACTGAACGTGTATCGAAGGTTGTCCCCAACTCAGATAAGATCTACAATGAGGGTGCTCGCCTTCTAGCACACTATCCAACATGGGAATATGAACTTGAAAGATTTATCAACGAGTCTTGGGATACCCTCCTTAGATATTGCATTCGTAACAAGAACGCAACGCATAGCGCCTCTGTTAAGCTCACCTTTGCTTCTGACCTTATCGGAAAAAGAATTGCAAGAGCTATTGGAGCTGACGAACTTGATATCAAGTCAACTTTATCGCTTGGAGATCTTCTTCTCGAAACATTCCTTCAAGATGGACTGATTGATATCTTCAGGGAGTATGCTGGTTACAAAGCACCATACATGGTACGCATTGTTAATCAAGCAGATGATATCAAGCCAACATTGATTGGTACTTCCTTTGAACCTTTGTTACCTATCATGGGTCTGTATAGCCCATTAACTAAGGAACCATTTATTAAGGGCTGGACTAACTCTAAGCTATTCCATGACAACCTTAATAAAACATTTGTAAGGTCTCTTGAGACCCTTCGACAACAGTCTTGGAAGCTTAACATCCCTGTGTTAACTGCTATGCAAGCACAGACTCCTAAGGAAATCCTTGAGTTAGTCGATGAAGATGGTGTTGTAAGAGAATACAATATACACCATGAGAACCTAGACTTACCTAAGAAACTATCTCATACAGATGGTACTAAGTTCCTTGGTAAGAAAGATCCTAAGCTACAACGTATGATGAGTAAGTACTTTGAATACATGCAAGTGCTTAAGAAGGCTGAGATGATTGGTGAAAGAACTTTCTTTCAGGAAGTCTCTTGTGACTACCGAGGTAGAGTATACTATGCAGAATCATTCTTAGAGTTCCAAGGTAGTGATCTTGCTCGTAGCTTGTTTATGTTTGCTAACAAAAAGAAAGTTACTGAGAGAGGTTTATTCTGGATTAAGGTGCATACAGCAGCTTGCTATAATGAATCATTTGTTATAGACCAGATACCTAAATACTTTACTACAGACTATAAGGCTTATCTACTTGAAGAAGGTCTTGACACTATATCTGTAGACAAGATGACTCTGGAAGATCGAGTTGCATGGGTAGATAACAACATTGAATTTATCTATGAGGTAGCTCGTACTAAAACTATACATGAGTCTGCTGAAAAGGCTTATAGCTTCTTAGCTTGTTGTAATGAATTGTTAGCATACAAGAGAGCAACGATGGAAGGTAAAGACTTTATGTCTGGTCTACCTATACCTATTGACGGTTCTAATAATGGCTGGCAACACTTGGCGGCTATGTCTAAGGATAAACAAGCTGGTACGCTGGTGTCTCTTGTTCCTACAAATATCCAGAAAGACTTCTATGTAGCTGTAGCTAAAGAACTCATCAGCATTATGCCTGAGTACTTTGAGATCAAAGATATGCCTATGAAACATATCCGTAAGGGTATTGCTAAGAGAGGCTCAATGACTCGTGCATACAGTGCTGGTAAGATGCGTATCGCCAAGAACATGTATGAAGACTGTCACGTAGAAGGTTATACTGTTAAGTACAATATCACTGAAGATCAGTGTGATGTATTAGCAGGTAACTTAATCAAAGCTATTAACACTGTCTGTGCAGGACCACTTAAGACAACCAAGTATTTACAGAAGATTGCAGAACATGAACTCAACTCAGGAAGAAATCAACTCACATGGACAACACCATCGGGGTTTCCAGTGGTATATAAGGCTTACCTCCAGCATGAACGGAAACAAAGAGGAACTATCAAAGGTATTCAAGGAAATAAAGACGGAAGGGTCATGCACGTTATTAAGGTTGACGTACTTAACAAAGAGACTGGTGAACGTGTGCCTTGTAGACGTTCCTTTGCTTCTGGTATCAGTCCTAACGTTGTTCACTCATATGACGCTGCTCACATGGCAAACACTATCGTTAGTTTTAACGGTTCTTTTGGAGCAGTCCATGATAGCTTCAGTACACATGCGAATGAAGTTGATTTCCTACAAGAAGTAACTAAGATGACTTTCATAGCACAATATGATGTAGAAAACTTCTTTAACATACTACAAGATAACCTTATGGATAGTAAGGATACTTTCACGTTCAATCAACCTGAGCTAGGTAGCCTAGTTCTTAATGAGGTTATGGACTCTAAATACTTTTTCTGCTAAGGTGAGTCGGTACCTAATACCAGACAACAATCAACAATAAGGAACTCATGAACTCTTACCAACAACTTATCGCCAAGTCCCGTTATGCTCGATACCTACCCGAACAAAAACGTAGGGAGAACTGGGATGAAACCTCTACTCGATGGGTAGACTTCTTTAAAGAACAGCTTAAAGACAAGATCAATACCCAAGATACTATCTGGGATATTCTGGGAACAAGCATTAATAACTTGTCAGTACTCCCATCTATGCGTTCTGTTATGACTGCTGGTGAAGCTCTTAAGCGTACACACGTAGCCGCATATAACTGTAGCTATCTTCCTGTAGATCATAAGCGTTGCTTCGATGAGGCTATGTATATCCTCTTGTGTGGTACTGGTGTAGGCTTCTCATGTGAGCAAGTCTATACAAACAAACTACCTACTGTACCTACATTAGAAGAATCAGATAAGATCATTACAGTAGAAGACTCTAAAGAAGGATGGTGTGAGGCATACAAATTGCTTATCAGTCGTCTGTATGCTGGTTCTATTCCTAAGTGGGATGTATCCTTAGTACGTCCAGCAGGTGCTCCATTAAAGACCTTTGGTGGTCGTGCTTCTGGTCCTGGACCCTTGATTGACTTGTTCCAGTATACTGTTAACAAGTTTAAGAATGCACAGGGTCGTCAGCTAAAGCCTATTGAGTGCCATGATATTATGTGTAAGATTGGTGAGGTAGTCGTTGTAGGTGGTGTGCGTAGGTCAGCCATGATTTCACTTGGTGACTTAGGTGACTATGATCATGCTACAGCTAAGGCAGGTGCATGGTGGGAAAACCATGGTGAGCGTGCCTTGGCTAACAACTCTGCTGTATACAACAGTAAGCCCTCTATTGGTGAGTTCATGAAGGAATGGTTAGATATCTATAACAGTCACTCAGGTGAACGTGGTATCTTCAACCGTGAAGCCTCACAGAAACAAGCTAACAAGTGGGGTCGTAGAGATATCAACACTGACTATGGTACTAACCCATGCTCAGAGATTATTCTTAAGCCATACCAGTTCTGTAACCTGTCCACAGTAGTTGTCTCTCCTGATGACACCCTTGCTTCCCTTAAGACTAAGGTTCGCTTGGCTACTATTATGGGTACAATGCAGTCTACATTGACTGACTTCCCTTATCTACGTGACATCTGGAAAAAGAATACAGAACAAGAACGTCTCTTAGGTGTATCTATGACTGGTATCCTTGATAACCATATTCTCCGTGGTAGCAGTACACATCATAACCTACGTAACGTCCTTGAAGAACTCCGTGATGTAGCTCGTGATACAAACAAAGAGTGGGCAGAGATCTTGGGTGTGCCTGAGTCAGCCGCTATTACTTGTGTTAAGCCTGAGGGTACTGTGTCTCAACTTACACAGACATCCAGCGGTATCCATGCTGGTCATGCACCATACTATATCAGACGTATTCGTCAGGATAAGAAAGACCCGTTGACTCAATTCTTGATTGATCAAGGTGTTCCCCATGAAGACTGCGTTATGAAACCAGATCAGACAGCTGTGTTTAGCTTCCCACAACAGTCACCAGGATTTACCCGTAAGGATATCAATGCTATTGAACACCTTAATATCTGGTTGGCATATCAGCGTTTCTGGTGTGAGCATAAGCCTTCAGTAACTATCTCAGTTAAAGATCATGAATGGATGGAAGTAGGAGCATGGGTATATGAACACTTTGATGAATGTACTGGAATTAGTTTCCTTCCTGATGATGGGGGCACTTATCGCCAAGCTCCATACGAAGACACCGACATGGACACTTACCGCAATTTGCTTAACACCTTACCTGTTGTTGAATGGAATCTCTTTATGGAAGATCGTGACAATGTAGAAGGTGCGCAGACATTAGCTTGTACAGCTGGAGGATGTGAAATTTGAAACTACTTAAATTCTCTGCAGCATGGTGTCAACCATGTAAGCAACTAGATGTATTCCTAGCAGAAGCTTTGTTGGAATATCCTGAGATTGAGCTTGTAAGTATGCCTATTGAAAACAACAAAGATTCAGTAGCTTACTACGGTATCCGTACAGTACCTACCATGATTATGGTTGATGACAATGATCAGGTACTCAGGACTTCTGTAGGCTTTACACCTACTAAAGTTAAACCTTTCTTAGCAGGTACCTAATAGAAAAGCGGGGTAGCTCAGTAGAAGAGCGATGGACTCATAATCCATAGGTCAGGGGTGCGACTCCCTTCTCCGCAACCCTACAGTCGTCGACTCTTGGACTATAAACGGAGTCACCGAACAATCTGATAGTCAAGTGATTAGGTTCATAAGATATTCAGCTAGAGGGGTATAATTCAACTGGTTAGAATCGAGGATGTATAAGCTTCGGGATGTGGTGTTCGAATCCCACTACCTCTCTTCATTAATTATGGGACACAACAATGGCTAAAACAAAACACCCTAAGTACTATTCAAGGAAGTTCCTTAATAAGACTCAAGGTACTGCAATGATTGAAATCAGAGCAGATATCAGTGCTTACTCTATAGATGGTACTATATGTATATCTGATTGTTATCGTAAATCAGAATTAGATATGCACATATATGATAAGAAATCTTTAAAAGAAAAGTCTGAGAAATTAGATCTATTAATTAAAGAATTAACTTTATTAAAAGATTTTATAGATAATAATGCTGAATATTATTTTAAATTAAAAGAAAATAATAAAGATAAAAGCTTATTAGCATTATTAAATGAGGATGAAGATGATTAATGAACATGATATTGAGGATTTATGCCCTGACTACTATAAAACTCAGGAAGAAATCCTGCATGATGACAGAGCCTATTGGTACGATATTGAACTACAGGGGCTAAAGCTTCCTGAGGTATGGGGTAAGTATATCCTAGGTGAAAACGTAAGATCCTACGAGTTTAATATTAGCAAAGGCTATTATGGGTAAGGGTAGTGGTCGTAGACCAACCGATGAAAATAAATTCCAAAGCAATTATGACCTGATCTTTGGTAAGAAACCTCCTGAAGGTCAGGATAAAGAAAAGGAAAAACAAGATGGCAATGACACCACCACTAGCAACAGCAAAAAGTAATATTAATGCTACTAAATTAATTACTGAGCTTGAACAATTATTTTGTGATAATTTTGTAACATACTACAAGTCACATGGATATCACTTTAATGTTGATGGTCCTATGTTTGCACAAGATCATGGTTTGTTAGAGGAAATTTATGATTTCCTTTGGGCACAACATGATATGCTTGGTGAACAGATCCGTCAGATGGATAAGCCTGTACCATGTTCTCTTAAAGAAATCCTTAGCATTAGTAATATTGTTGAATGCGATAGCCCAAAGAAACCAAGTAAAGAAATGTTTACATGGATGAATAAAGACTTTGATCAGCTTATTGAATGCGCTCAGTGTTTGTATGATGAAGCAGATATGAGTAGCTATGGTGGCTTGGCTACCTTAGTTGGTGACTATATTAAAGATCTGTCTAAGCTTAATTGGAAAGTTAAAGCAACTATTGGAAAGAGTTTTAAATGAAAACGAGTTATAACTATGACGCTCAATTAGGTGGTGACACTGATGATATGGAATTATGCCATAGGTATGGTATTGATACATCATTAGCATACACACCACAAATTAATGAGGCTATTAGGCTTGCAGTTAAAAGTGAAAACGTAACTGACCTTCTTACAGGAGGTTATTCTGACGGACAAGCACGTAGTATTGCCGATAAACACTATCAAGACGCTAAGAGTCAAGCACCAAATTAAAAAAAAAAAAATAACCCCTATTAGGAATAATCCTAGTAGGGGTTTTTTTATTTGTTTACTTAGCGTTTACAATTTGGTTTTGATTAGAAGCCATTTCCTTAACAAATGTTTCATTGTTAGCAATAAACTTATCAAACTTATAACGGTTTCTTGAATCCATTTTAAAATATCTTTTAGGTTTAACAGCAGGATTTTTCTTATTAGCTTTATTAAAGTTAGAAACATTTTGGTTATGTTGTTCAACTAACTTATCTAAAGATGGAAATGTATTTTGATTATTTTCATTCCAACCAGCATGTGTTATAGCTAAACGAGACAGCATAGCAAATTGTTGTGGAGTAATAGTATTATTAGATTTCTTTTCAACATTCCTATTAGTTGGAGTTAACCAACCAAATGAAATTGCTAAATCAATAACTGCTTTATTATAGCCTTTAGATATCTTAGTATAATCTGGATCTAAATCAGTACGACCTCTAAGTTCATCTCTAGATCTCATATACAAAGAC